GTTCAGCCCGTGTTAGACCTGTGTTGTATTTGATGAGCCCGCGAGTAACCCCGACGTAACCCTTGTTTAAGTCCTCAACAACCGTGCCAAGATCAATCCCACTTGCGCGGCTGATTTGTATCGCGTTGTTAAGTAATTCTTGTGACTTAGTTAATGAGCCCGTCGTAGTCAAAAGGCTCTGGAAGGCTGGACGAAGAACGTCATCGGCGATTGCCGCAGACTTCTCAAGGTTGCCGATAAAGGTTTCTACATCTGCCTTGAAGAATGAAAGCCCAAGGTTATCTACTGCCGTGGCTAATCGCTTGGCTGCAGCCTCATCATCGGCAAACGCTTTGAGCGCTTGCTTTCCAAATGATACGAGAGCGGTTGTACCGTAAAGAACTCCAAGGCTACCCGCAAGACCCTTGATGGTTCGATTAAGTTTGGTAGCAGCTGTCTCGACCTTTTTGAACCCACGGGTATCGGCGCGTGAGCCAAGGACGATCTCTTCTTTAAATGCCATTATGCTGCCTTCCCTAATACGCCCTTGGCGGCTTCTACTCTAAATTGTCTAATGGCTGTGTCGATTGCCTTCATTGCTGCGCCCTCTGCCTTGCCTTGGCTTGAAGCCCAAGCGCGATAAATAAGACGACCGCGACCCTTAAGACTTGAAACCAAAGGTGGGAGATTATCGATGAACTGAGCGCCCGCTCTAGGGTTATTTGATTTGCTGACCTTGTTGCTATTGCTTCCAGCTTTAGGACCGACCCATGGTTGTCCTTGTGGATTAGCGCGACCTGCGCTTTCGTAGATAGCACCTACGCGGCTGCGGTTTTGAATACTAGCCATTGAGCTAAAACCGTTTTCATTTATCTTGCTTGGTGAGGTCGTATAAGTAATTCCACTGATAATAGTTGCAGAGTTATAGGTTGGAAAAGTTCCCTCGTTAAATGCACGACTAGCCCACCCGCGCATTGGCGACTGGGCAGGGACGAATCCCTTGGCTTGGCGCACTACGGGAAGTAACGCAGCGCGTAGTTCTTTTTTAAGTGCCTTTTCAAGGTCAGGAGTAAAGCGACGCAGGGCTTTACGAAGATCAGCGTTGCCGCGGATTTCGACTTTTACTGCCATCGCTTCGCTCCTTCGCTATATCCTTGAGGACTTCTACATGTGCCTTGAAAGCCATCGTCGGTAGTTCGACGATAGTTTGGAAGGGAACTCCATACTCGTAACTCAAGCGAGCCGCGAGATAGGTGAGGGAGTTCCGATCTAGCCTAAAGGGTCAGACTCTAAGACCTCAACACTTTTCAGAGTAGAGATAAAATCTTCGCCGAAGGGCTTGACTGCTTCACCCGAGCGTCTAATTGCTTCCCAGCAAAGCCAGTAAACCGAACTCTGCATCTGATCTTCCATCAGGCTTTTGTGAAAGCCTTTCTTGAAGTAGTTTTCAAACGAATACTCAATAACTGGTGTTATCTCGTACTCCTGAACTGCACCGTCTGATCTTGTTACTTTTAGCTTTGCCATTTTAGCCCCTTAGATAGTTGTTACGCTGATGCTACAGCGATTGTACCGTTTACGTTCCAAGTTAGTGACTGTGTTGAGATATCGCCAACTGCACCGTTTACTGGTGTTGTGTTGTTGATAAGGCAAGACATTGTGTAGCTTGGGTTTGATGCTGATACTGCAGCAGAAGTCTGCTTGATGACTACGGTTACAGAAGTTCCCCAGATTGTGTTCAACTTCTGAAGTGTCTTTGATGTATCTGAATCGTTGAAGAAGTCGATTGTGACTGATGAAGCCTCAAGTCCCTTCGTAAAACGATGACCAGAATCGCCCATTGCTGTAATTTCCAGCTCATCGAATGAACGGTTGATTGTTACTGATGAAACCAATGAACTCAGATCAACCGAATCCACAGTTACGCTAACACCATTGCTTAGATATACTGCCACGGTTTATTCCTCGTCTTTCTTAGTTGTTGGTTTTGTTTCTGGCTTTGAAGCGACCTGACCGATTTTAATCAGGAACGCTTCGTTTTCTTTTTCCCATTGCGCTAAATCGGTCATGATTTAACTCCATTCCGTTAGGGTACTGATCGCAATGTCGCAGACCAGTAAATCTCCCGAGGGTATTGTTAAAACGCTAGGAGCGCTGACGCTGCCCACGTTGAACACAATGCTCGAGGCATCTAGTAATTGAAAAACTCGTACGATGTCATCTTCCATGCCAGCAAGGTTTCCAGCGTTGTCCAAAAGTGGGACAAGAATCTGCAAGCGAAACATCGCCATCGGCGCAACAGATGTGCGATCGTTATTTGTGGGAACAATGTATGGGTCTGCTGGGGTCAGGATAAGACTATTTGCCACAGGTGTTGCGGGCGGGTGCGAGTAAACGCTGTACCTCGTGTTATCGGCTAGTGCCGCCGCTATTGTGCTTCTAAGAGTTGTTATTGCTGGCATCAGCCCACCATAGAATTAGGGCTGAGATACGGGCTGAGTAATCCTCTGACGCGAGACATAAGCTGCGATGACATGGCGTACATGTTTCCAACCGAGCCGTCTGGGTTCATGCCGCTGCCTGAGTTGGTCTGGCGTGAAGTCCAGATTGAAACGCAAATCATTAGGCTTGCCTCTTGGATTGCTGGGATGGTTGTGTAATCTGTATAAGTCTCTGCTGACGCTGTGCCAAATGGCTGGATCACGTGATATGGGTTGTTATTGCCAGCGGTAATTGCAATAGTAAATGCGTATTCGCTAACGCCCGTGATGGTCTTTGTACCGTTGTATCGGCTTCCGGCATTGGAAATAACTACAGATTGTCCAACATAAAATATATCTCTAATATCTTGGTCGAAGTAAAGAGTACCTTTTGTTGAGTCGCTGCTGTGCGCAATGATTGGGACGTCGTTCTTCCATAGAAAAGGCAACAAGACATTGTCAGCAGCGTCGCAGACAGATTGAAGCGTGGCGTCTGAATACAGGCTGCCAACCCCAAGTGCTGTTTTTAATTCCGCAACTGTTGTGATGCTCATTGTTATCCTTTCTAAAGACTTGAGGGGACTACAAGGGCTCTGGCAGCCCCCTCAAGCGACTTAGGGTATTGCTATTATGTAAGGTTGAACTTACGAACGCCCTTACCTGACTTAGCAAGGTAGATAGCGAGGTAACCGTAAAGGTTGATTTCAATTTCGCCTGATGTAAGGACATTGACGCGAAGCTGAGTTGTAGGTGATTCCCATGTGTACACAGACGCTGGTGCAACCAAGAACGCTGAGTTATCAACGATGCCTGATGCAGAGATGTTGTGATCTACGATGAGGTCTGTACCAAGTACGCCACCAACGACTGAAGTCGCGACTGCGTTGCCTGATGCGTTCTGTGTTGCGCCTTGTGCTGAGTAGAGTGCGCGACCTGTTGAGTCTGCGTATCCTGCGATAGCAGCCCACTGATCTGTTGATGCAACAAGCTTATTAGCGAAGTCTCCGCCTGTACCCTTGTATGCTGCTGCGCCTTCTACAGACACGAATGACTGAAGTCCCGCTGCTGTTGCTGCTGTTGTTGCCGCTGTTGTTCCATCAGCAATGAACGCTGCTAGAAGTGCTGCGTCTGTAGCCTTCTCGTAAGCTTTACGAAGTTCCGCCATCATCAATTCCATAAACGCAGGAGAAGATCTGTCCACAAGCTCGAAACTTACGCGCTGGAGACCGCTGAACTTGTTGATTGTGATTGTGTCATACGCGGAGGTCATTCCTGTTTCTGATGGTGCTGATCCTTCGTTTGTGTCTGCAACTGTTGGTGCAGTGTCTGCTGATGACGCATTGGTATAAAGGCGGGGAACGGTGAAGCTCATCCCGTCAATGCCTGCAAGTGAACCGCGGGTTGCTGCTTCAAATGCTGGACGACCTGTAAATGTATCTGTGATGAAGGTGTTGAGGTGTGATGGCAAAGTCAAACCTGTGTTGGTTGAAGTGCTGTCATCTGCAGCGCGAACTGTGCGACGAGCTTCGTCATCGCCTAGTGCTGCCTTCATTGATGCTTCGAGGTACTGTGCTGATGAAATCGGCGCAATACGCTCCTTGACTTGAAGATTCGCTACAACTGTTGGGCGAGCCGCTTCGACTGCTGCTGCTTCAACTGCTGGAGCTTCTACCGCTGTGGTTGATTCTTCCACTTGTGGCTCGCTTTCTGGTTGGGTTGTTTCTTCGACGAGAGGCTGTTCCTCTGCGCGAATCTCTTTGACTTCAGCTGTCTTAAATGCCGCCTCGGTAACAAGGCTGACCTCCTTGAGCTTGGCTGATGTAACGACGATGTGACCGTCGCGTGATGGCTGGGATGCGATTACTTCTGCCCCCACCGAGAGACCTGTAACCAGCCCCTCCTGCGCCTGAATAAGTGCGTCATTGCCGCCAGTTGAGCGGCTCAAGCGAAACGTGGCGTAGATGCCATCGTTAGCGCGAACTTCGGCGCTGATCATCTTTCCCACAGGCTTCTTCATGTCGTGCTGTGACAAGAGACGAATCTTTGAGATGTCGGTGACGTCAATGCTATTGGCAGCGAATACAACCCCGCCCATATTGGTATGACCGATTTCGCCTGTACCCATCGGTACGATTTTGCCCGAGATTTCGCGGCGTTCTTCGCTGCACTCGATAGATGAGGCTTCGATTATGAGTTGATCCACTAGCTGATACCTTCGCTTCCGTTAGGAGTTAAGTCCGTCATTTCCATTGCCTGTTCAGTTGTAACTAGACCAAGGGTAAGCAACTTCTCTACAACCTGTAGTTCAACCAATGGGTCGTTCTTTAGGAAGCTGTCAAATACCGCAAATTTTACCTGATGACCAGCAGTTGAGATGTCGTCCATGCTCAGTCTTTGCTGGATCGCCTGCACATAGGGCTCGATGGATAGAGCATAAAACTGCTTGCGCTCGTCTTGGACGTTGGCGTATGTCATTGTCGTATTCTGATCTGATGATAAGTAATAAGCGGGGACGTTCATTGTGCGTGCGATTTGAGTGCTGTACGACTGAACGCTGTCCGTGTACTGCATGTCTTTAGGTGAGAACGATACTGGTGAGTATTCAAGAGTCGATGTCAGGTATGCCGTCGAGTTGTTTAGGCGGCTACGCTTCCACGCTGCAAGAAGTCCCTGAACTTCGTTTGGAGGTAAATCCGCTCCTGTATTTTTTAGGAAGCCCGCTGGCTGCGCCTGTGCCGAGTTTGTGGCGGCGGCGCGCTCTACGTCGATGGCTGCCTGAATAGTGCGGCTGCCACGCTCTAGTACGCCTTCATCGAATCCTTGGATCGTAACGATGTCGTTCATGTCGATTGCTTTTGCATCGACGTAATACTGCGTAACCATGATGCCTTCGAGGTCTGTTGTAAATGTAACGCGTGAGTTTGCAACCCACTCGAACGCTGAAGGTCGTCCGTCCTCTGCGTAACGCTCGGTGATCAAAAGATATGCAACCCCGTAGAAGAGGAGCGAGTCAACGCACCATGTAAGGGTTACGAATGATGGTTGGTTCTTTGATAACTGCTTAATCCAGCGAGGTGGTGCAATTACTTCACCAGTTGATGTCTTGTAGTACTCGAGGGGGATTGAGGCGACAGTCCCGCAAATAAGGTTTCTAGCTCTTGCGACCGAAGGGACGCTCATAGCATCGTGGCGCGAGATTCGTGCAAAGATTGCATTGTAAAGGCTCGGCATGTTCTCGCCCATAATTTGCGGAGCAAGTTGCGCTTCAATGACTTGTGGTTTACGCGAGAAGAGACCCATAGGTCGCAATTATACACTACATGTTGTGTTAATCGGTATAGATAGCCGCTACCTGTTGTGGTTTCATCAACATTGTTACCACCATTGCAGTAGCGATTGCAGCGCTAATGTCTCCACCGCTACTGCGCTTAATAATTCTCCAGCTTGAGTCATTTTGCTTAACCGCGCAGTTATTCATTTGCGCGATCCATGAATCCTGACCTTTGTGAACAAGTCTGCCGTTATCGAGCGCATCTTTCAGGTCGGTACAGGCTTGGTAGAACTGCATGCCAGAAATGTCTTGCGTAATGCACCCAGCGTTTGATAAACGCTCCGCGATTGTCTGGGTAGCATATTTATCAAAGCAAATCTGTCTCGGTCTGTACTGATCTGCCCA